GAAATAAAAGAAAAAGAATTTTTGCTTGAGCTTATCAAAGAGTGGGATAAAGCTTTAATTGAAATAAAAGAATCAGATTTATCTAATAAATTGACTCTGCTTGAGAAGTATACAAAAACATATTACAAACTAAAAAATATAAACTCCTCTTCAAAACTTACCGCAAAACTCAAAAAAGAAGACATTGCAAAAAAAGTTTTGCTTAAACTCTCATCCCTTGCAATAGAAAAAAAAGAAAAAAGTGTTGCTGAGTTTTTATCCAAATTTGCAGATGAAATTATAGGAATGATTAATGATTAGTTTAGAAGAGTTAAAGCTCTTTTTAAAAGATTTGCCAAACCAGATAACTGAACCAATTGATATACAAAAAGCAAAAAGAGATTTTTTTTATTTTGTAAAGAGTTATTTTCCTCATCATATTGAATTTGCAAAAAAAGAGAAGTCTATTTTTAGGAAGTTTGTTTATAAAAAACTTGATAAAGTATTGGAGCAAAATAAAGAAATTTTATTAACTGCTTACAGAGGCGCTGCAAAAACCACAACTGTATCAAACCTTTATGTGCTTTGGAGGATTGCAAGAGCAAAAAACAGATTTATTGTAATTATCTCAAGCTCTGAAACACTTGCAAAGGATATTTTTGATTTAATAAATGAAGAGCTAAACTCAAATGAAGTTTTTAAAAGAGATTTTAATATTGAAGTAGTTAAATCTTTAACTACCGAAGTTATTATAAAGGTTGACGGATTTTTATGCAAGATTGCTGCTTATGGAGCTGGAGCTAAAATCAGAGGTAAAAGGTTTTTAAGTTTTAGGCCGGATTTAATAATACTTGATGATATAGAAAACGATGAAAATGTCCAAAATAAAACTCAAAGGGATAAACTCTATTCCTGGTATAAAAAGGTTATTAAAAAACTCCCAAGCAGGACCAATAAACACAATATTTTAATAGTCGGGACAATACTCCATCACGATTCACTTCTAAGTAGACTAAAAAATGAAGTTGATTTTTACCAAAATTTTCCATTAGTGCTTGATTTTAAAACTTGGAGAGTTGATAATCCAGATATTGATATAAAAGAGCTTAAAAAAGAATACAATGAAGATAAAGAAAGCTTTTTGCAAGAGTATCAAAATATCCCTCTAAGTAAAGATGCTTTGATTTTCAACCACTATAAAACCTATGAAATCGCTCCAAAATGTGATTTTTATGTAATTGGAATAGACCCTGCAATGGGTAAGGCAAAAGGGGATTATTTTGCAATAGCCATATTAGGTTATAAATCGGATGAGAAAAGATTTTATCTAACAGCCCAGGGCTACAAAAAAAACCCTACCGATATGATAGATAAAATTGTAAAAACCTACATAAAATACTCAAAAATAAATAGAACTATCCTTGCAATAGAAACAGTTGCTTATCAGGAGTTTTTTAAAGATGTCCTAAAAAAAGTAGCAAGAGAAAGCGGAGTAAGTATTCCGGTAAAGGAATTTAAAAACAATATCCCAAAAGAGCTAAGAATTAATTCTCTTGCACCTTTAATAAAAGATGAAACTATCTTAATTGATGAAAAAGCCTCACTTCTAAGGGATGAGCTTGATACATATCCAAAATCAGCCCATGACGATTTACTGGATGCCTCTGAAATGGCAAAAAGAGCTTTTGAGAGCGGCGGAGGGGTTGATTATAAGCTTGTAAGAAAGCATCTTAAAAATTTCTCTTTTAAAGGGCTTAAATATGGCTTTTGAGTGTTTTATAGTATCTTTATACCTTTTAAATTATTTAAACGAATAGCGGCGAATTTAAACGCAATTTAAACGCACATTTTACAAGGAGAAGCAATGAAATACAATTTGCCAAATTTGATGTATGAAAACGACCTCTATTTTATAACAATAGAAGATGTAAAAGAAGCAATTGCTACTAATGATTTTGAAAAGCTGATAAATTTATATTATCTCTTTTATACAAGGGATTTAAAAATAGCAGAGGGAATTGACAAAAGAAGAGACGGTATTTTAGCGCTAAACTATAAAATAGAAAATTCAAACCCTTTTATAGAAAAGTTTCTAAAAGACTTTAATATTAAAAGACTCATAAAACAATTATCCGATGCAATATATTACGGTTTTTCAGTTGTTGATGTCGCATATTATGTAAAAGACAATATCCTTTATCCAAAACTCAAAAAAATCTCTCCTCTTGCCTTAAAGTATGATGAATTAAAAGAGGAGTTTTATTTTATTGAAAAAAACACATCAAAAGAAATCTACCTAAAAGATATAGAAGATAAGATAATTTTTTATAACCACACAGGAAGTGAAAGAATACACAACGAAAACCTTGCATATAAAATTATCTTTTATGCTATTTTAAAACACACAGCCATTACTCTTAATATGCAATATTTTGATTCTCTTGCAATTCCACCATTGATAGTTAAAGGCGGAGGGGATGATGAAGAAAAAGTAAAAGAGCTTTTAGGACAAATTGCAAATTTAAAAAGCAACTCATTTGGAATTTTCCCTGACAACATCACAATAGATTCGCTTAAAGTTTCAAATCAGGCCGACTTTTTAGGACTAATTAATTATTTTGACAATCTAATAGCCCACTATCTAACAGGTCAGGGGATGGCAGCTGATGGAAGCAAAGCCGGAAGCTATGCCCTTAGTAAAACCACAAATGAAAGACTTAAAGAAAAAGTCAAAGCCGATGCTGAATTTATCGAAGAAGAAGTAACTAAATTTTTAAACAAACTAATAAAAATTAATACAAACTATTCACCAGTAAAATTTGAATTTATTTTTGAAAATGAAGTAAATAAAAAAGAACTAAGCCAAATAATTAAGACTCTAAACGACAGTGGTTATGAAGTGGATGAAAAGTATATAAGTGACACTTTAAAAATTCCAGTTAAAAAAAGTAGCCAAGTTACAAGTTCCAAGTTCCAAAGTGAAAATTTAGAAGCTAACTCACAACTCATAACTCATAACTCAAAATTAACCAAGCCTCTTTCATACCAAGAGGACCAATTATTAAATGCCAATTTAAGTGATGTAAAAGACGAATTTAATATCGTTTATAAAATCATAAATGAATGCAACTCTTACGAAGAAGCTTTAAATAAAATAGAAAAATTTGATAATCCAAAGCTTGAAGAGGCGCTTGAGAGAATTATTTTTGCAAATTCTCTTCTTGGGAGATTAGAAGAATGAGTCTTGTAAATGATATAAAACATATAATAAGCTTTAAACTATCCCCAAAAGATGCAATAAAATATATAGAACAAAAAGGATATAAACTAACTTTTGATTATCGTGAAATGATGCATGAGGCTCATCATAAAGCTTTTACCGTTGCAAAAATTACACGCCTTGATTTGCTTAGCGATATAAAAGAATCCATCGTAAAAGCTGAGAAAGAAGGATTATCTTTTCAAAATTGGAAGAAAAACATAAAACCTATACTTATCAAAAAAGGCTGGTGGGGAGAGGTTGAAGTAGTTAATCCAAAAACAGGGGAAAGTAAAAAAATATTTGTAGGAAATAAAAGACTTAAAACTATTTTTTACACAAACTCAAGAGTAGCCTACCAGGTAGCAAAAGCAAAAAAATATTATGAAGATGATAATGTAGTATATCTAAAATACATAGCAATCTTAGATAATAAAACAAGACCATCTCATAGAGCTTTGCATGGAACAATTTTACCTAAAAACGATTCATTTTGGGAGACACATTATCCACCAAACGGATGGAATTGTAGATGCAGAGTCCGTGCAATCCCGGCTCACAAAAAAGTAACCCTAACCGATAAAAAAACTCTTCCTAAAAACGCAGTTGATCCAGACTGGGCTTATGATGTAAGAGAGGGGAGATTTTTTGATAGGTTTAGTGAAAAAGATATTGAAAATGCAAAAATAAAATATCAATATAATTTTGAAGATTTTAATTTACCAAAAGCAAAAGACATAAAAAAAGAACTTCTCCCAAAGCCTCCTCAAAGACTAAAAAAAACAAAAGATAAAAAAGAAAATTTAAAAATATTAATTGATACTATATTAAAAGATAAAGAAAAAACAATACTATCTTCTCCTATAACTAAAATCTTAATAGATAAAAAATTACTCGAGCATATTGTAAATAAAGATGATGTTAGGGGAGAATTTGCAGAATATATAATACCTACCTTTTCAAATCCTGATGAAATTTGGGCTCAGGCATACAAAGGAGAAAAAGATTCATATTATAAAAAAAGATATAGATTTATTAAATATTTTAACTCTCAAAAAGATTTTACACTATGTATTGCAGAATTAAAAAGAGATGGAAGTTTTTTTATAACTTTTTTCAGAACTAATTCCCCAAGAAAAATAGATAAAAAACGAGAAGGAATTTTAATGTGGTTTAACAAAAAACTTTTTGGGGAGTAGCTTGGGGCCTATTCCAGTTTTAAGGAAAACTGGCAAACCGTCTCGGCTTTATCTGTGCTGCTACTCCCCACTTGCACAGACTGCCGAGTAGCACCCCTTAACCAGACAGCCAAAATGGAACGGGTTTAAAGTGGGTTACCGCCCTGATAAGAGCATTCCCTCCCACTCAGGCAATAGCTCTTATCCAATCTTTGGCACATATCTGCTTTTATAATTATACCACAAAAGGAAAAAAATGTTTGAAATTAAAATAAAAGCCGACGAAGTAGAAAAAAAATTAAACGAACTCCAGCAAAAAGGCAAAAACCTAAAACCTCTATTTAACCAAATAGGATATACTCTAATTGATATAGTAGAAGAAAATTTTGAAAGCGAAAGTTTTTTAGGTAAGCCTTGGACTCCTTTAAAAGAGAGCACCAAAAAACAAAAAGCAAAAAAAGGATATACTAAAACCCTCCAAAACAGAGGTCATTTAGCTGAAAGCATAGACTTTGAAGCAACTAACGATAAATTAATTCTTGGCACAAACTTAGAATATGCCCCAATCCATCAGTTTGGAGGAAATGCAGGCAAAAACCATTCAGCCAAAATCCCAGCCAGACCATTTTTACCAATAGATGAAAACAAAGAAATTCCAAGAAGAATTAAAGAAGAAATACTTGAAGCGGTAGAGTTTTATATTCAAGAATTATTCTAATATCATCTTAAAAAACATATCAACCGATTTTCTTACAAGCTCCAAATTTCCCTCTCTTAGCCAGTGCTTTATTGTCTCAATAATACTTATATTCTCTTTTATAGATTTTGGAGTTTGTTTTAAAAGCATAAGAGCTTTTGAAGTAAGACGGACATTTAAAAAATAGTGATTATTTCCCTCTTTGTAAGCAATAAACCCCTCATCTTTTAAAAAATAAAAAGTATGCTCCAAAATCTCACACTCTTTTGGAGTTTCTAAATTAAAAGGATTAATCTCTTTGTCTATAAATTTACACACTTCAATATCCACTCCCAAAGGAAACTCACTATATAACTTATCAAAAATTTTAGCCACATACACATTAAAAAGCTCAATGTTTTTCATTTTTTACCCTTGAAAGTTCTTTAATATTTCTCAATAATGCCTCTTCTATTTCAAATAAATAATTGCTAAGAGCAAAAAAATCATCTTTATCAAACATACACTCTCTCATATCCCCAAAAACCGTGCCAAGAAAACGAACCTTTACTCTTATAATCTCTAAATTGTCTATAATATCTAATTTTTTCATTTTAGCACTCCTTTTTGCATTAAAGCATTGACTTTTCCTCTAATTGATGCTATATTTCTATTCAATATTTTTGATATTTCCTGTAAAGGAACATTAGAAGAGTAAAGCTCTATGAGCTTTTGCTCTTCTTCTTTGCTCCAAGCCTGTCTTTTTACTCTTAAAGCAGATTGTTGTTTTAATAATTCTACATTAAGCATTAATTGTTCTATTAATTTATCTTTTAATTCATAAATTTCTCTCTTATAGCTCAAAAGCTCCTCACTTTGAGCTTTGAGAGTGTTTAGAAGTTTTTGGGTTGCTTCATCAAAATTTTTCGTAACTTTTAAATTTCCTTGTTTTATCTCTTTTAAAAGTTTAGCAACCGCTTTTCTATATTTTTTAGCTCTTTCGCTTTTGATGAAAAAGCCGAGCATATAAACGCCTTCGAGTGTCCAGTATAATCTTTTTCTATTTCTTTCATCTAATACAAAAATAAAATGTTGATTTTCAATAAGTTCATCAGAATGTAATCTTTTATGGGTTCTAATAGTAGTTACATCTACATCATAAAATTTTGCAACCTCTGCTGTTGGTAGTGTGTAGTCTTCATTTGCTTGTAATTGAATGTCTGCGATTGTAATTTGCATTTTTAACTCCTTGATATTTAGATTTTTAAATTTCTTGTGAAATTATATTTAATTTTTTAAAGTTTGTCAAGGAATTTATTTAAGAAATTAAATATTTTTTGATAAAAATTTAAGAGTGTAAATTTTCCACTCTTAAAATTTAGAGAGATGAAATCAAATCTCTTGCTTTTTTAATAGTTTCTAATTTTTCTTTTAGTTCTTTATTTTCAAGCATACATTCAAGGGCTATTTTAGCCATTTTTGGGATGTCGCCTTTGCTCCATAATGATACTGCACTTGTGCTAACATCTAACATCTCCGCCAACTCTTTTTGAGTAATTCCCAACTCCTTACACACTTTTTTAACTATATTTTCTTGCATTTTTACTCCTTTTTGCTTATTCTATCATCTTTTAATTCAATTTCCCCTATCTCTTTCAAATACTTCTTATACTCTATCGGATATTCATCAGCTTTTACACTCTCAATAGTCAAAAACCTATACCCGCATCTCTCACACTCTCTAAATCTCTCATTTACTAATCCCTTTCTTGTTCCATAAACTTTTGTTTTTTCACATCCACACTTTGGACAAAACATTTCCCACCTTTATGTTATAATTCCACAAAGGTGGGCTAAAGTTTTGTAAGAGCGATTATTATTTTTGTGGCTTGCTCTTTAGTTAAGTCTTTTAGTTTAAAAACATCAAATTTCATTCTCTCTCTTATAAACTTCAAAAGCCCAAACACACCTTTAACTTTCCCTTTCTTATCCCAAAGATGCGTCATATATTTTATTTGATTCATTGTCGCAGGC